GTAATGAAAGATAGAAGAAAAGTTACACTTATAACATAGGAGGAACAATGCCAATAGTAGGTAGTAAGAAATTTGCATATACACCAGCCGGAAAACGAGCTGCGGCAGCACATGCAAAAACCACTGGACAAAGCGTTTCAAAGGCTTATAAGAAAGGTGGTAAAGTAAAAATGCGCAAAGGTGGAAGCGCTAAAAAATAGGAGAAAATAATGGTCGGTAAAATACACGCAAGACGCGAAACTCGTGTAACACCAGGCAAGAAATTTGGAACTACTACCTATAAAAAAGGTGGAAGAGTCAAAGCTAAAACTGGTGGAAGAGTCAAGAAACAAGCTGGTGGCCCAATGAAACAGGGCTACAACGCTAGACTTGATGAATCATTAAGTGCAAGAGATCCAGGAGCGAGAGGTTCTTTGGCTGGCAGACGTGCTATGAGTGAAGGTGCGGAAAGAGCTGCAGGAAGAGGAGCTTTTTCTGGCGCTAGAACTATGTCAAAAAAAGGTGGCAGAGTTAAAGCGATGCACGGTGGCATGAAAGCTAAGAAGAAAAAGTAGTTGATTTTTTATTACTTTTAGTGTATACTTCCATTAATGGAAGATACAACCGCTATCTACGTAATCCTGAAAAGGATTCGTGAGCGCAAAGAACAACTAAAAAACATTATCGCTGGTGGCATCCACAGCTTTGACGAATATAACAAAACAGTGGGTGAATACAAAGGCTATAATATAATGGAACAGGAAATACAGGACCTGCAGAAAGATGATGACGGAGATACCAAAACGTAAATTCGCCCTAGAGGAAAAAGACCTCGCAATAGAAGCGGATGAAAATAATAAAATTGCAGAAGAAAAAGAAAATCGCTTTCTTAAAAAAATTCAAGAGGAAGCTACTAAAGATATTACCCATTTACCTACGGATAAAGTTTTAGATAGACTCCCTGACCCTACAGGGTGGAGATTATTAATTCTTCCGTATAAAGGACAAGGAAAAACAAAGGGTGGCATAATATTGTCTGATGAGACAATCGAGGAGAGGGGGTATACAACCGTTACAGGTTTAGTCCTAAAAGTTGGACCTGATGCCTATAGAGACAAAGAAAGATTTCCAAATGGACCATGGTGCAAGAAAAACGACTGGATTATATTTGGTCGTTACGCCGGTTCAAGATTTGGAATAGAGGGTGGTGAAGTGAGAATACTTAATGATGACGAGATAATCGCTGTGGTAAAAGACCCAGAGGATATCTTGCAATTTAGATAAACAGGAGTAAAATATGCCTGCAGAAACCAAGGTAGAAACACAAGCCGAGGCGGATGAAAAAATGGTTGATCTTCCTTCAGAAGGAAAATCAATTGATGTTGAGGTACCTGCGGATTCTACAAAGATTGTCAATTCAGATGATGATCAGGATGTAGATGTAGGGGAAAAGGAAGTTGTTGAAGCGGCTTCTGAGACGGAAGTAGAAGACTACGGAAAAAAAGTTCAATCCCGTATTGATAAATTAACTAAGAAATTACGTGAAGCGGAAAGACGCGAAGCGGCAGCTATTGATTTTGCACAAGGGGTTCAAGGAGAATCTGAACAGTTAAGGCAAAGAGCTGGGAATCTTGATCGTGGTTATATTGCTGAATATGAACAGCGTGTAAAGGCGGAGACAGAGGATACGAAAGCTAAGCTTAAGGCAGCTATGGATGCTGGAGATGCGGACGCAGTTATTGCGTCGCAGCAGGATCTGGCAAGATTAGCTGTAGAAGCGGAAAGGGCTAAAGCCACTATTGCTCAAAGACAACGAATGGCAAAAGCGGCTCAAAGTCCGGCAGCTGAACAGTATCAGCAAGCTCCCCAACAACAATACCAGCCAGAAGCTCCACCAGCACAGCCAGATCCAAAGGCAGAGGATTGGGCTGAAAAAAATGAATGGTTTGGCAAGGATGAACCTATGACCTTGACAGCGTTCTCAATTCATCGTAAACTGATAGAAAAAGGGGTTGACCCTTCTTCTGATTCATATTATAGTGAATTAGACAAAACAATGAGGGATAATTTTCCCCATAGGTTTGATAAAGTTTCAACGCCGACTCAAACGGTTGCCTCTGCAAACAGAGGTGGTCCAGTTAGGCGCAAAGGCACAGTGAGACTCACACCATCACAAGTAGCCATTTCAAAAAAACTAGGTGTGCCACTAAGCGAATATGCGAAGTACGTGAAGGAGTAGGCATATGGAAAATAAAATGAAGAAAACGCAAAAACTACCATCACGCGAGTCTGAAACCAGAGAGAAAGTATCTCGAAGGAAACCATGGGCTCCACCGTCATCACTAGATGCACCACCTGCACCACCAGGCTTTGTCCATAGGTGGATAAGGGCCGAATCCGTAGGACAGCTGGATCAAAAAAATGTATCCGCTAGACTGCGCGAAGGTTGGGAATTTGTCCGAGGGGATGAATATCCTGATGTTGAATGGCCTCAAATTGATTCAGGTAAATATAATGGTGTTATAGCTGTTGGAGGTTTAATGCTAGCGCGAATTCCTAAGGAAACGATTGAAGAGCGTAAGAAACATTTTGCAAAATTAACGCAGGATAAAGACGACGCAATCGCAAACGATCCTTTGAAGGACCAACATCCTAGCATGCCGATCTCGAAAGAGAGAAGCACTCGCGTAAGTTTTGGTGGCAAAAGAAACACTTAGTTTCCTCGTACACACAATTTACACAATTTTTACACACCCATGAGGGGTGTGTTACAATAATTTATCTGTGAGGATAAAATCATGGCTAATAAAGACGCACCATTTGGGTTTAGACCTGTTGGGGAAGTTGGAAGCGGCGTAAATAACGGAGGCACTAATAGATATGCGATATCAGACAATTTTGGTAGCGATATCTGGGAAGGATCTCATGTTATGCTTGCGAGCGGTGTTTTAGCAGTCGGAACAGCTTCCGGTGCTACTAACCTCGGCGTATTCAACGGTTGTTTCTATCAAGACCCAACTACTCAAAAGCCTACATGGTCAAATTACTACCCTGCTAGTACTAATATTACACAGGGTGCGATTGACGCGTATGTCTATGATGATCCGAAAAGACTCTTTGAAGCCCAATGTGATGGGACTATTGCTTTAACTGACATCGGTAAAAATATCGATACCACAGTTACTGCTGGTAATTCCATTAATGGACGATCCAAATCTGAACTTACAGCATCCAGTGTTAATACCACGGCTGCTTTACAGTGGAAGATTACGGGAATTTCAAAGGATCCAGACAACAGTGATGCCTCTAGTGCGAATGCAAACTGGCTCGTTTTCTTTAACGAACATTTGTATTTCAGTTCTACTGGTATTACTGGCGTATAAGCTTAGGGGGAATTGAACCATGACTATTTCAAGAATGCAATTGGTCAAAGAACTCGAACCTGGTTTAAACGCTTTGTTCGGGTTAGAATATGACCGCTACGAAAATCAAGATAAGGAAATCTTTGATACAGAGAGTTCCGATCGTGCGTTCGAAGAAGAAGTAATGTTAGGTGGATTTGCCAACGCTAGTGTAAAACCGGAAGGTTCAGGTATCGCTTATGATGATGCTCAAGAAACTTACACTGCTAGGTATACCCACGAAACCGTTGCTTTGGCTTTCACACTTACTGAAGAAGCCGTAGAGGATAACCTTTACGACAAACTCAGCACTCGATATACAAAAGCATTGGCACGTTCAATGGCAAACACTAAGCAAGTAAAAGCTTCAAATGTTCTTAATAGAGGATTTAACAGCTCTTATCTTGGTGGTGATAATAAGGAGCTTTTAGCGACTGATCACCCAACTCTTAGTGGAGACCAAAAAAACGAATTGTCAACTGCTGCCGACTTGAACGAAACTTCGCTCGAGCAGGCGCTTATCGACATTGCTGATATGGCAGACGAAAGAGGATTAAAAATTGCTCTAAGGGGCATGAAATTAATCATCCCAGTCAATCTTCAGTTTAATGTAGAAAGATTGCTAAAATCTCCAGGACGACCAGCTACGGCTGATAATGACATCAACGCTGTTAAAACAATGGGAATGCTTCCACAAGGTTATGTGGTAAACAATTTCCTAACGGACACAGACGCTTGGTTCATTAAAACGGATGCTCCTAATGGAATGAAACATTTCAATAGAGCTCCTATTCGTACTGCGATGGAAGGCGACTTCGATACTGGTAACGTTAGATATAAAGCAAGAGAAAGATACAGCTTCGGCTGGTCTGACTGGCGCGGAATATTCGGCTCACCAGGAGCATAAAACTAATTAAGAAAGGGCGAAGTTAGTTCGCCCTTTCTACCCTAGCACAATAGTTATGCAGACTGGCTAGGCAGACGGTATAGAGACGGCATAACAAAAGGTCTATACAACCAAGGAGAAAACATGGGTAACACGACTTTTTCGGGTCCGGTAAAAACGGGTCCAGTAATTAGCGGAGCCACGTCAGGTGGCTATCGCGGTAAAGACTTAGCAGACACTAACTGGGTATCAAACTCATTAGTTCGTTATTTTCAAGAACCAAGTGCATTAGATGCAGACGGCATTGCTACTGCACAAACACCTACAGCTGCGGGTAACTTGACATTGGATGGCGCTTTA